ATGAACGATATGGAAATGAGCGGTTTCGGTAACCCCGAAGGCCCGTTCGCCACCGGACCCAAGGGCGGCGATGCCCGGACGGATTCGGTCAACGCTGCTGCCAGTGGCGTGAACCCCGAAGAGGCGCTTGCCGTCGCAGAGGGGCATTTCTGGTCCTGTATCAGGGATCTGAAACGGCATGAGGCCGCGTTGCAGGCCCGCGAAAGCGGGGGCGTCGACGCGGGCGAAATCAAGGAAGCTTTGCACAGCGCCAAGGCCGTTCGCGATGCGATCGGGCTGATGATGGCGGAAAGGAACAGGGTTGACAAACTTCGCAAGGATATCGCCGGCGGGGTCGGAGGAGGCTGTCTCGACCTTGACGAGGCAAGAGATGAGATCGGGCGCCGCCTGGCTTGCCTCCGCCGAGCCGCAGGAAGTTGACGCCTTTCTTGAAGGCCTGAGTGAAAACGCATTGATGGCATTGCCCTGGCTGTTCGAGTTCTGGGCCCTGCCGCACCAGTTGCCGCCCGAAGGGGATTGGAAAAGCTGGGTGATCATGGGCGGGCGCGGCGCGGGAAAGACCCGTGCCGGGTCCGAATGGGTGCGGCGGATGGTCGAGGGATCGACCGCCGCCGCGCCCGGGCGCTGTCATCGGATGGCGCTGATCGGAGAGACCTTCGATCAGGTCCGCGAGGTGATGGTGTTCGGCGAAAGCGGCATTCTGGCCTGTTCGCCCCCCGACCGCAGGCCGGTCTGGGAAGCCGGGCGCAAGCGTTTGGTCTGGGCCAATGGCGCGACGGCTCAGGTGTTTTCGGCGCATGAGCCCGAGGCGTTGCGCGGTCCGCAATTCGATGCGGCCTGGGTCGACGAGCTGGCCAAGTGGAAGAAGGCCGAGGACACCTGGGACATGCTGCAATTCGCGCTGCGACTGGGCGAGCATCCGCAGCAGGTGATCACGACGACGCCGCGCAATGTGGGTGTTCTGAAGCGGATCTTGGGCAATGCCTCGACCGTGGTGACCCATGCGCCCACCGATGCGAACCGGGCCTATCTGGCGGAAAGCTTTCTGGCCGAGGTTCAGGCGCGCTATGCGGGGACGCGGCTGGGACGGCAGGAACTGGACGGTGTTCTGCTGGATGATATCGAAGGCGCGCTATGGACGACGGCGATGCTGGAGGAGGCCCGTACAGACAAGGTACCGCGCATGAGCCGCGTGGTTGTGGCCGTCGATCCGGCGGTGACCGCGGGCAAGGCCAGTGACGAATGCGGGATCATCGTTGCGGGTGTCGTCACCGAGGGTGATCCGCGCGACTGGCGGGCCTATGTGCTGGAAGATGCGACCGTCCGAGGCGGGCCGACGGATTGGGCCCGCGCCGCGATTGCCGCGATGGATCGCCACGGTGCCGAAAAGCTGGTGGCCGAGGTGAACCAGGGCGGCGATCTGGTCGAAAGCGTCTTGCGCCAGGTCGATCCGCTGGTGCCGTTCAAGGCGTTGCGGGCCGGGCGTGGCAAGGGTCTGCGCGCCGAGCCGGTGGCCGCGCTGTATGAGCAGGGACGCATCAAGCATCTGCGCAGCGGCGAGTTGGGCGCGTTGGAGGACCAGATGTGCCAGATGACGGTTCACGGCTTCGAGGGGCGCGGCAGCCCCGACCGGGTGGATGCGATGGTCTGGGCGATTCATGAGTTGATGATCGAGCCCGCAGCGGGCTGGCGCCGACCGCAGATGCGGCGGTTGTGAACGGAAAGCCGGGGGCATTCTGCCCCCGGACCCCCTGAGGATATTTGAACCAAGGCAAAGAAGCCGCCCCGTCGAGGGCGGCTTTTTCATTGGGCGGACGATGGAGGCACGCATGGCATTTCGATTGTTTTCGCGGGAGGAGAAATCCGCCCCCGCGCCGGAGAGGAAGGCCAGCGCGACCGGTCGGGTCGTGGCCCTGGCCGCGGGAACGGGGCGACCGGTCTGGTCGGCGCGCGATACCGGATCGCTGACCCGCGGCGGTTTTCTGGGTAATCCGATCGGATTCCGGTCGGTCAAGCTGATTGCCGAGGCTGCGGCCGCGGTTCCGCTGGTCTGCGAGGATCGCGAGCGGCGCTATGACATGCATCCGGTGATCGATCTTTTGCGCCGGCCGAATCCGGGGCAGGGCCGGGCCGAGTTGTTCGAGGCATTGTTCGGGCAGCTGCTGTTGTCGGGCAACGGGTATGTCGAAGCGGTCGGCCTATCGGAAGGGGGCTTGCCGGAAGAGCTGCATGTTCTGCGTTCGGACCGGATGAGCATCGTGCCGGGGGCTGACGGCTGGCCCGTCGCCTTCGAATATGCGGTGGGGGGACGCAAGCACCGGTTCGGAATGACCGGCAGCCCCGATCCCATCTGCCACATCAAGAGCTTTCACCCGCAGGACGATCACTATGGTTTGTCGCCGATGCAGGCGGCGGCGGTGGCGATGGATGTCCATAACAGCGCCTCGGCCTGGTCGAAGGCATTGTTGGACAATGCCGCCCGCCCCAGCGGGGCGATCATCTACAAGGGGACCGACGGGCAGGGTGTTCTGAGCCCGGATCAATATGACCGCCTGGTCGGTGAGATCGAGATGAATCATCAGGGTGCGCGCAATGCCGGACGCCCGATGCTTCTGGAAGGTGGGCTTGACTGGAAGCCGATGGGGTTCAGCCCCAGCGACATGGAGTTTCACGAGACCAAGCTGTCGGCGGCCCGCGAAATCGCGCTGGCCTTTGGTGTGCCGCCGATGCTGTTGGGCATTCCGGGGGATGCAACCTATGCCAATTACGCCGAGGCGCATCGTGCCTTCTATCGGCTGACGGTGCTGCCCTTGGCGACGCGGGTGGCTGCCTCGATCGCGTGGTGGCTGTCGGAACATCTGGGCGCCGAGGTGGATCTGCGGCCCGACCCCGATCGTATTCCGGCCCTGGCCGAAGAGCGCGATCAGCAATGGGCCCGGATCGGGGCTGCCAGTTTCCTGAGTGATGCGGAAAAGCGTGCCCTGTTGGGGTTGCCGCCGCAGGCCGAGGCATAGCGCGATGGAAGGGTCACGTTTCGTGAAGGACGGCATCGGTTGGCACGATCAGCGCTTTGAGGCGCAGGAGCGGATCATGGCGCTGCAATTCGGCACCGTGGAACGCCGGTTGGAAAGCATCGAGCGCCTGATCGAGGGGTTGGAACGGCGCTTGTGGATGACGGTCTACGGCGTTGTCGCCGTGATCCTGACGCAGGCTGTTCAGGGCATTTTGGAATATGCGCCGAAAGGAGGCTGATGGATGGTTCCGGGACTTGAGGTGAAATTCGCGGGTGGGGCTCCGATCCTGTCCGACGGGCATGTGATCGAGGGATATGCAAGCCTGTTCGGACTGACGGATCAGGGGGGCGATGCGGTGATGCGCGGTGCCTTTGCCGCCAGCCTGGCCAAGCTGAGCGCCAAGGGCGACAAGGTTCGGATGCTGTGGCAGCACGATCCGGCCAAGCCCATCGGCGTCTGGGATGAGATCCGCGAGGATGAGAAGGGCCTTTGGGTCAAGGGGCGACTGTTGCCGGATGTGATCCAGGCCCGCGAAGCGGCGGCGCTGATCCAGGCTGGTGCGATCGACGGCCTGTCGATCGGCTATCGCACGATCCGCGCGGAGCGCGATCAGAAGGGGCGCCGCGCCCTGGCCGAGGTCGAGCTGTGGGAGGTGTCCTTGGTAACCTTTCCGATGCTGCCCGAGGCCAAGGTCGGCCGCAAGGAGGCAGAGGATCTGCGCGAGATGGCCGATCTGTTCGCCATTGCCGCGGATGCGTTGCGCAACGACTGAACCGTTTCAACAAGATTGCCGGAAGGCGCCGCAACGGCGCGTTCCGCAGGGTTCGGGTCACGTGTGGCGTGGCCTGAAAGCAGGGGCGTGCCGGCCCCGATTGTCGCGATGAGGAGAAGACCATGACCGAGGTGAAAGCCGCGGGCGCGAAAGATGTGCCTGCCGATTTCAGAGGCGTCGATCTGAAAGGGGCCATGATGGGGTTCGTCACCGAACTCAAGGGCTTCCGCGAAGACATCCAGAACAAACTTACTGCACAGGAAGAGCGTATGAACATGCTTGATCGCAAAACTGCACTGCGGGGCCGCGCGCCTCTGTCGACCGTGGCCGAGACCGAGGTTCCGCATCAGAAGGCGTTCAACGCCTATCTGCGCAGCGGCGACGATGACGGCCTGCGCGGTCTGGCCATCGAAGAAAAGGGCCTGAGCGTCGCAAGCGATGGTGGCTTCCTGGCCGCGCCGCAGGTCGCCGACACCGTGCAGAATGTGCTGCGCGCCGGGGCCTCGCTGCGCAAGCTGGCCAATGTCGTGGCGGTCGAATCCTCGTCCTACGAGGTGCTGGTCGACAAGGCCGATATGGGCGCGGGCTGGGCCGATGAAAGCGATGCGACTGAAACCGGTGCGGGCGGCGTCGAGCGTATCTCGATCCCGGTGCATGAGTTGTCGGCGATGCCGAAGGCCAGCCAGCGCCTTCTGGACGATGCGGCCTTCGATGTCGAAGGCTGGCTTGCCGAACGCATCGCCGACAAGTTCGCCCGCTCGGAAGCGGCGGCGTTCATCAACGGTGATGGTATCTCGAAGCCGCGCGGCATCATGTCCTATCCGACCGCCGCGGCAGGTGCCGAAGGCGATGGCCAGATCGGCGTTGTCGGTACCGGGGCGCTGGGCGATTTCAACACCGCCTCGCCGGCGGATTCGCTGATCGACCTGATCTACGCGCTGGGCGCCGAATACCGCGCCAATGCCTGTTTCGTGATGAACTCGAAGACGGCGGCGCGGGTGCGCAAGATGAAGGATGCCGATGGTCGCTTCCTGTGGAGCGATGCGCTGTCGGCTGGTCAGGCGGCGCAGCTGTTGGGCTATCCGGTCATGATCAGCGAGGATATGCCCGATATCGACATGGAAAGCTGTGCCATCGCCTTTGGTGATTTCCACGCCGCCTATACCATCGTCGAACGCCCCGACCTGCGCGTTCTGCGCGATCCGTTCAGCGCCAAGCCGCATGTCCTGTTCTATGCGACCAAGCGCGTCGGTGGCGGCGTCACCGACTTTAATGCGCTGAAGTTGCTGCAGTTCGTCTGATCCACCCGGATCGGACGAGAAGAGGGGCCGGGCGTGCGGCTGGCCAACCCGGCTTTGCAACTGTCCGCGCGCGCTGACGGCTGGCGCGCGGGCCCGGCCCCTTTTCGCAGCGGATACCGGCGAGGCCCTGGCGGGCCTTGCCCTTTTTGAACGGGTCGGCGGACGGCAGGACGGGAGGTTCGCAACGATGATGCTAAGAGATGAAACGGTGCCGGCAGCAGAGGCGTTGCCCGTTGCCGTATTGCGCGGACATTTGCGCCTGAGTTCGGGCTTTGACATTGCGGCCGACGCGGATGAGACGGCGGCTTTGGTCGGGTTCCTTCGGGCTGCGATTTCGGCGATCGAGGCGCGAACGGGCAAGGTTCTTCTGACGCGCCGCTTCCGGATGCAGCTGGAAGACTGGCGCGACAGGCTGGGTCAGCCATTGCCGTTGGCGCCGGTGATTTCGGTTGACGATATCCGGATCGACGACGGGGCGGGCACCGAGACGGTGCTGTCGCCCGACAATTGGCGGCTGGTGCCCGATGATCAGCGGCCGATGATCCTTCCGACCGGGGTGATCCTGCCCAATGTGCCGCGCCGCGGTCATGTGACGGTGACCTTCACTGCCGGGTTCGGGGAAACATGGGACCGGGTTCCTGCCGATCTTGCCCATGCGGCGATCATGCTGGCCAGCCAGTATTACGAGGACCGCAGCTTCGACGGCGGTCGGGGCGCGATGCCCTTCGGTGTCAGCGCATTGATCGAGCGATGGCGCGCGGTGCGGACGCTTGCCGGTCGTGGCAACCGGGAGATGCGCTGATGGGCGTGCCTCGGTTGTCGGTTCGCATGACGCTGGAAGCGCCCGAGCGTCAGGGTGACGGAATGGGTGGCTATGCGTTGATCTGGGTACCTCTGGGGACGCTGTGGGCCGAGATGAAGGCCGGTTCGGGCCGCGAGCGTCAGGCCGAAGTTGGCCCGGAAAGTGTCGTTTCCTGGCGCATTACGGTGCGCGGTGCGCGGTCCGGCGATCCGCGCCGACCCGGTGCGGGCCAGCGGCTGCGTCTGGGCGATCGGATTTTCGCGATTGAGGCCGTGGCCGAGCAGGACAGTGGCGGGCGCTGGCTGACCTGTTTTGCCCGCGAGGAGGATCAGGGATGAGCTATGCGGCAAGCACGGCGTTGCAGGGTGCCGTCTATCAATGCCTGCGCGGCGACGGGGCGCTGACCCAGTTGGTTGGCGATGCGATCTTCGACGCGATGCCGACCGAGGCGCCAAGCGGTGTCTATGTCTCGCTTGGCCCGGAAGAGACGCGGGATGCGGGCGACATGACGGCCGCCGGATCGCAGCACGATTTCGTGGTGTCGGTTCTGTCGGGCAGCGATGGTCCCGCGGGCTTTTCGGCCGTGAAGGCCGCGGCCGTTGCGGTGTCGGATGCGCTGGATGCCGCGGATTTCCAGATGGATCGCGGAGAGTTGGTCGGTTTGTGGTTCCTGCGCGCCAAGGCGCGGCGGGTTGAAAATGGTGCGGCGCGGCGGGTCGATCTGACATTCCGCGCGCGCGTTGATCTTGGCTGAGGAGACTGACCCATGGCGGTACAGAATGGACGTGATCTGCTGATCAAGATGGATATGAGCGGCAATGGCGCGTTTGAGACGGTGGCCGGGCTTCGTGCCACGCGCCTGTCGTTCAATGCGGAAACGGTCGATGTGACCAGCATGGAAAGCCAGGGTGGTTGGCGAGAATTGCTTGGCGGCGCGGGTATACGCAGCGCCTCGATCAGTGGGTCTGGCGTGTTTCGTGATGCCTCGACCGACGGGCGGGCGCGACAAATCTTTTTCGACGGAGAGGTGCCGCGCTTTCAGGTCGTAATCCCCGATTTCGGCACGGTCGAAGGGCCGTTCCAGATCACCGCGCTGGAATATTCGGGCAGCTACAATGGCGAGGCCACTTACGAACTGACGCTGGCCTCGGCAGGGGCGCTGACCTTTACGGCCCAATGATGGCGAACCAGTTCACGGGCGAGGTCCAGATCACGCTGGACGGTCAGCCGCATGTTGCCAAGCTGACCCTTGGTGCATTGGCTGAACTGGAAACCGAACTGGGCGCGGAAAGCCTGGTCGAGTTGATCGAACGGTTCGAGGCGGGCCGCTTTGGCAGCCGCGATGTCATTGCAATCCTGGTCGCGGGATTGCGGGGCGGGGGCTGGGCTGGCGGGCGCGATGATCTGCTGACCGTCGATATCGACGGTGGTCCTGCGGCGGGTGCCCGCAGTGCTGCGCAATTGTTGAGCCGGGCCTTTCAGGTGGTCGCATGACCGAGCTGACACCGCGTGGGCTGGACTGGCCCGGGCTGATGCGTGCGGGGATGCGTGGTTTACACCTGCATCCCCAGCAGTTCTGGGCGCTGACCCCGGCCGAGCTTGCCCTGATGCTGGGTGTCGAGGCCGGGCCTTCTGCCATGACCAGAAACCGTCTGGCCGAGTTGTCGGCCAGATTTCCCGATACACCGCCGGCAACGGATGGTGCGCACACATCATGAGGAGCCTTGGCCATGGCAAACAAGGACGGGTTCAGCGGCGGCCTTGATCAGCTGGACGAAAATATGGGGCAGGCTGGTCGCATGACCGCCGAGTTCGAGAAAGAGTTGGCGCGGCTGCGTCAGTCAATGGCGTTTACCAGCCGCGAAGTCAGTACGCTGAGCAGCGGTCTGGAAAGCGGCTTGCGGCGTGCAATCGACGGGCTGGCCTTTGACGGGGTGAAGCTGTCGGATGCGCTGAAGGGAATTGGCCAGTCAATTGCCGATACGGTGTTTTCGATTGCCATGAAGCCGGTCGAGCAGGCGTTGTCCTCGACCCTGGCGCAGGGTGTCAGCGGCATCATGGGTTCCGTCATGCCCTTCGCGGATGGTGGGGCATTCGTCCAGGGACGGGTGATGCCGTTCGCCAAGGGCGGTATCGTTTCAAGTCCGACCCATTTCCCCATGCGCGGTGCGACCGGCCTTATGGGTGAGGCCGGCCCCGAAGCGATCATGCCTTTGCAGCGCGGAGCCGATGGGCGCCTGGGCGTTGCAAGCGCAGGCGGGTCCCGACGCCCGGTCAATGTCACCTTCAATGTCACAACCCCGGATGTGGCGGGCTTCAAGCGCAGCAGATCGCAGATCGCGGCGCAGATGGCCCGTGCCCTGTCCCAGGGTGATCGAAACAGCTGAGAGGTTTGATCATGGCGTTTCATGAAATCCGGTTCCCGACAAACCTGTCCTTCGGGTCGGTGGGTGGCCCGGAACGCAAGACCGAGATCGTAACCCTTTCCAGCGGCTTTGAAGAGCGAAACACCCCATGGGCGCATGGGCGTCGTCGCTATGACGCGGGGATGGGGCTGCGGTCTTTGGATGATCTGGAGGATCTGGTCGCCTTTTTCGAGGCGCGTGCCGGGCAGTTGCATGGGTTCCGGTGGAAGGACTGGGCCGATTGCAAAAGCTGCGCGGCATCGAAGCAGCCGGCGTTTGCGGATCAGCGTATTGCCACCGGGGATGGGAATACCCGCAAGTTCCAGTTGATAAAGGCCTATACCTCTGGCCCCGCGCGTTATGAGCGCCCGCTGACCAAGATTGTCAACGGGACGGTTCGCGCGGGCGTCGGTGGCGATGAGCGGTTTTTCGGAAGCGATTACACGGTGGACAACAGGACCGGGGTAATAACGTTCACCGATCCGCCCGAACCGGGCGCCGATGTGACCGCAGGATTTGAGTTCGATGTTCCGGTCCGCTTTGACACGGATCGAATTGCCGTTTCGGTCGCGTCCTTTCAAGCAGGCGAGATGCCTGAGATTCCGGTCATTGAGGTGCGTGTATGACGACGACCACAACAGCGCGCGCCTGGGCGATTACCAGGGGCGATGGGCTGACGCTGGGCTTTACCGACCATGACGGAGAGTTGCAGTTTCAGGGGATCAGCTTTCGTCCCGATAGCGGAATGACCGCCAGCGCACTTGTGCAGGGGACGGGGCTGTCCGTCGATAACTCGGAAGCGGAAGGTGCGTTGACGGATGACGCCATCACCGAGCGCGACTTGCTGGCGGGTCGTTGGGACGGCGCCATGCTGGAGATGTGGGAAGTGGACTGGCGGAATGTCGCGAAACGCACGCTGAGATTCCGTGGCACACTGGGCGAGGTGTCGCGCGGCTCTGGTGCGTTCCGGGCCGAATTGCGCGGTCTGTCAGAGCCACTGAACGCCAGCATGGGCCGGGTCTATCATCCGCTATGCGCGGCGCGTCTTGGCGACGATAAATGCGGTGTTGGTCTGGGCGGCCCTGAATGGACCCATGAAACCCAGATCGAGGCGTTGGAACATGGGCGGATCTTTCGGTTCGCCAGCTTTCCTGCCTATGACACGACATGGTTCGAACGAGGGACGCTGCATGTTCTGAGCGGTGATGCCAAGGGACTGAGCGCCACGATCAAGAACGACATCGCCAGCCCCAATGGCGGCAGAGAGATCGAGCTTTGGCAAGAGCTTGGAATGACGCCTGCCATCGGTGATCGCCTTCGTCTGGTTGCGGGCTGTGACAAGCGCAGTCTTACCTGCAAGGCCAAGTTCCGAAACTATCAGAACTTCCGTGGCTTTCCGCATCTGCCAAGCGAAGACTGGTTGCTTGCCCCGCATGTCGGATCGGGCAATGACTGACAGGGTTGTCGCGATTGCGCGCATGTGGATCGGGACACCATATATGCACCAGGCCAGCGTGCAGGGGGTTGGCGCAGACTGTTTGGGCCTGATCCGGGGGATATGGCGTCAACTCTACGGCGCTGAACCCGAAACCGCGCCGGCCTATACCGCCGATTGGGGCGAGTGTTCGTCACATGAGCTGCTGTTGCAGGGCGCGTGTCGCAATCTGGTTCGATGCAAGCCCGACTGCGCTTTCGCGCCGGGCGATGTCTTGCTGTTCCGGATGCGGCCGATGGCCGTTGCCAAGCATCTTGGCGTGCTGTCCGAGATTGGTGCCACCAGAAGATTTGTTCATGCCTATTCGGGGCATGGCGTGGTTGAAAGCCCGCTAAGTGCGCCCTGGCAGGGACGCATCGCCGGGCGTTTCAGATTTCCATAAAAGTCTGACGGAAGGAGGCCAGGATGGCCACGATTGTGCTGTCTGCGGCAGGTGCTTCGATCGGGGGAAGTTTCGGCGGTGCCTTCTTGGGGCTGTCGGGCGCTGTCATCGGTCGTGCGGTCGGTGCGACGATCGGCCGTGCCATCGACCAGCGGTTGCTGGGATCGGGCGCAAGGGCGGTGGAAACAGGGCGGATAGACCGCCTGCGACTGCAGACGGCAGGGGAAGGCATGTCGATCCCGCGCATCTGGGGGCAGATGCGGGTGCCGGGGCATGTCATCTGGGCGTCCCCCCTTGAAGAGGTGAGCAGCACCGAAACGGTCGGTGGTGGCAAGGGTGCGCCAAAGCAAAGCGTCACCAATATCAGCTATCGTCTGTCTGTGGCGCTGGGCCTGTGCGAAGGTGAAATTCTGGGCGTTGGCCGCGTCTGGGCAGATGGTGAGGAGGTGGCGGCCGAGGATCTGAACCTGCGTGTCTACAAGGGCGATGAGGATCAGGGTCCCGATCCGGCGATTGCGGCCCATGAGGGCGATGACGCGCCCGCCTATCGCGGTCTGGCCTATGTCGTGCTGGAGGATCTGCTTCTGGAACGTTGGGGCAACCGCATGCCGCAACTGACATTCGAGGTCACCTGCGCGGCGCAGGACGGGACCGGACTTTGCCGCGACGTGCACGCTGTGGCGATGATTCCGGGCACGGGGGAATATTCGCTGGCGACCACGCCGGTCACGCAGGATCTGGGCCTGGGAGAGGTGCGCGCGGTCAACCAGAATACGCCGATGGGCGGAACGGATTTCAGCGCCTCGATGGATGTGATGGGGCGCGAATTGCCGAATGTTTCCTCGGTATCGCTGGTGGTTTCGTGGTTCGGCGACGATCTGCGGGTCGATCGCTGCACGCTGCGACCCAAGGTCGAGGACAAGTCGCTGGACGGCAGCGAGATGGCGTGGCGCGCCGGCGGGATCGGTCGTGGCGACGCGCAAGAGGTTTCGCGCCTTGATAACCGCCCCATCTATGGCGGGACGCCAGCGGATGCCTCGGTGATCGAGGCATTGCGTGCGATTGCGCAGACTGGTCGCAAGGCGGTCTTCTATCCCTTCATTCTGATGGAGCAGCTTGCGGGCAACGGCCTGACGAACCCCTATGGCGGTGGCGAACAGCCGGTCATGCCCTGGCGTGGGCGTATTACGACATCGGTCGCACCGGGGCGTGCGAATACGACCGATGGCACCGCCGCCGCGGAAAGCGAAGTGGCCGCTTTTTTCGGAACCGCGCACGCTTCGGATTTCAGCGTCAGCGATGGTGTCATTTCCTATCATGGCCCGGATGAATGGTCGTATCGCCGGTTTATCCTGCACTACGCCATGCTGTGCGCCGCTGCAGGCGGGGTGGATTCCTTTCTGATCGGTTCTGAAATGGTCGCGATGACCCAGATCCGCGGGCGCGAGAACAGCTATCCCGCAGTTGCTGGCCTGCGTCAGCTGGCGGCAGATTGCCGGGCAATTCTGGGGCCTTCGGTCAAGATCGGCTATGCGGCAGATTGGTCGGAATATTTCGGACACCACCCCGGCGACGGCGAGCTGTTCTTTCATCTGGATCCGCTATGGGCGGATGAGAACATCGATTTCATCGGCATCGACAATTACATGCCGTTGTCGGATTGGCGTGAAGGCGAAGATCATCTGGATGTCGGATGGGGCCGGATCGACAATATCGACTATCTCAAATCCAACGTGCAAGGCGGCGAGGGATACGACTGGTACTATGCCTCGGACGCGGACCGCGATGCACAGATCCGCACGCCGATCACCGACGGCCAATATGACGAGGCCTGGGTCTGGCGCTACAAAGACCTGACCAGTTGGTGGCAGAACCTGCATTTCAACCGGCCCGGAGGTGTCAGATCCCGCGAAGCGACGGCATGGGTGCCGGGGTCAAAGCCGATCTGGTTCACTGAACTTGGTTGCGCCGCGCTGGACAAGGCAACCAACCAGCCGAACAAGTTTCTGGATGCCTACAGCTCGGAAAGTGTGCTTCCGCATTTCTCGAACGCGCAGCGCGACGATGCCATCCAGGCCGCTTATGTCGAGGCGGTCATGGGCTATTGGTCGAAAGGTGCGAACAACCCCACCAATCAGGACGGGATGCGGATGCTGGATGTGGGGCGGTCCCATGTCTGGTGCTGGGATGCCCGCCCGTTCCCGGCGTTCCCTGCGCGCGAAGATCTGTGGAGCGATGGTCCCGCATGGGAGCGCGGCCATTGGTTGAACGGCCGCGCCGGCGCGGTTAAGTTGTCGGCTGTCGTCGGTGACATCTGCCGCATGTCGGGCGTCACGCATTTCGATGCGTCACAATTGTCCGGGGTCGTCCGGGGCTTTCAGATCGGAGGTGGCGAAAGTGGTCGGGCGGCGATGCAGCCCCTGATGCTGGCGCATGGGTTCGATGCGGTCGAGCGGGCCGGCAAGCTGTGTTTCATCACGCGCAATGGCCTTCCGGTGGCCGAAATCGGTCCGGACGACCTGGCATTGACCGACGAGGTTGCAGGGATGGAAACCGTCCGGTCCTCGGACGCCGCCATGACGGGGCGCGTGCGTCTGAACTTTGCAGAGGCAGGTGGCGATTACGCGATAGCGACAGCCGAAAGCATTCTGCCCGGAGACGATCAGGAGGCGGTGTCAGAGAGCGAGTTTCCGATGCTGCTGACCCGTTCCGAGGGGCGAGCGATCGTCGAGCGCTGGCTGACCGAGGCGCGGGTGGCTCGCGATACTGCACGATTTGCATTGCCGCCTTCCAAGGCGGATATCAGCGTCGGGGACGTGATCAGGGTCAATCGGCCCGATGCCCCGTCGCGGTGCTGGCGTGTCGATCGGGTCGAACGTGGCGGCGCGGTGACAGTCGATGCCGTGCGCGTCGAGGATGGCGTCTATACGCCCGCGCTGGCGGTCGATGAACGCAACCCGATCCGCAAATACGCGCCGCCGATGCCTGTCTGGCCCCTCTTCATGGACTTGCCATTGCTGCGCGGGGATGAGGCACCGCATCAGCCCTATCTTGCGGCGACGGCGCATCCCTGGCCAGGGACGGTCGCCGCCTATATGTCGATCGAGGAAGAAGGTGGGTTTGATCTGAACCTGACCCTGGATCGCAAGGCGGTAATGGGCCGCACGCTCGACGCACTGCCTGTCGCGCGCGCCGGCGTTCTGGATCGCGGACCCGCGTTACGGGTTCAGTTCAAGAATGCGCGGCTGCAATCGGTGACGCAAAAGGCTTTGCTGTCGGGCGCGAACTGCCTTGCGATCGGTGATGGATCGCTTGAGAACTGGGAGATCGTGCAGTTCGGCAAGGCCGAGCCTGTATCCAAGGATGTCTGGGCGCTTGGCGACCGATTGCGGGGCCAGGCCGGCACGGACGCGGTGTCTGCCGGCTGGCCCGCAGGCAGTGTCGTGGTGTTGCTGAACGGTGCGCCCAAGCAGGTCAAACTGTCCCCCAGCGCCCGCGGGCAAGAGCGGTTCTGGCGCGTCGGCCCGGCGTCTCGTACCGTCGATGATCGCAGTTTCAGGGCGCGCGTCACGAACGCTCGCGGGATTGGCCTGCGTCCCTATGCGCCATGTCATCTGCGGATTGACGGCACCCAGATCAGCTGGATCCGCAGGACTCGGCTGGATGGCGATTCCTGGGATGGCGCTGATGTGCCGCTGGGAGAAACCCGCGAGCGGTATTTGCTGCGACTGACCCGCGGCGGCAAGACGCTGCATGAAGTTCAACTTTCCGCGTCGGACTATACGGCTCCGGCAGATGTCTGGGCTTCGGCACGGGCGGGCGGAAGTTTCCAAGTCGAGGTCGCACAACTGTCCGATCAGTTTGGCGCGGGCCCCTTTGTCAGGAGGACGATCAATGTCTAA